CGCTTCCATAGAGCAAACATCCATTTCAATTACTTTATCTTTATCAGGAAAATGTCCTACAATTACATTCGATACTTTGCCTCCTATGTCTTTCACAAAAGACGCTACGATTTCTCCAACGCTTTCTCTATCAGCATGATCGTTAGTGCTGCCGTGGCCTACAAAAAACTTAACTCCCGTCTTAATCGTCTGAGCTAACTTCTGAATTACTGCCCTCGGCCATTTTAGAACTTGGTCTCCGCTTCCTAACACCCTCGGCTGGCTTTTCCCTTCGTGCGCCAGAGTGTATGCCTGAAATATCCCTTTCCCCTTCACCGCTTCCAACGTTTCTTTTGGGATCGCCGCTTTCAGTTCTTCGGACGTTAGGTTTAGCTCCAAGGCTTGAATAAATACTTTCATCGATTGCATCCTTTTTTCCAAGCTCGATTAAAAACAAACTTTCAATATACGACGTTAATGCGTCGACTGATTCTTTGTATTTTTCTCTTTTAACATTAAATCTTATTATTCCTCTAACCGCAAAAGGAGGATTGTCTTTTTTAACGACCTCCAGATAAGGTACTTGCAACACAACAAGTTCAGAACCACTTCTGAAACTATGAAGCATTATCCGTTTGCCTTCAGGTGTTGATACCTTCAGTGGCCTAACTGACCTTGCCATCTTTTTTATCCTTTTTATCTTTTTTCTTTTGTAGTTCCAGAATCACGTTTTTCAATTCCGTAATTGTCTCAGCATTTTCTTTTCTTAGTTCTTCATAGTCTTCTTCAGAAACACCGTTTTCTTTTAGTTCTTTATTTTCTTTTTTCAACTTCTTTATTACGGTTGCGCTTTCTTCTTGGTCTTCTTTTAACTTGTCGTTTTCCCTTATTTCTTCAATAGAAGGAAAATGCCGGCTTGGCTGCAAATCGTCTACGGCTACAACTTTGTCTTCCTTTTTATCTTCCTTGCCTTCCCAAAGTTTTTTTGTTCTTTCAATTCTAAGATCACTCACCTGAACTACTTTCATCGCTTTCGCCATCTTCATTCTCCTCTTGGTTTAAAGTTTGTAGGTCTAATCCTACCCTAACAAGTTTTTCTTCAGCTTCTTTTTCTTCTAATTCAACGGCCTTTTTAGTCTTCATAGGATTAATTCCAGGTATGGCATTTCTATAATCGTCAATAGATATTGCCCTATCTGCAAACGCTTGGCTATACGCTTTAATTCTATCAAAGAAATCAGAGAAACTAATCAAGGGTAACTTAACAATAAAATCATAATCAAGCTTCGGTAAATCAGTTCCACCTGAATCGATATACATTTCCTGAGCCTTGAGTATTAAATTATACATTCCAGTCTGCCATTCAGAACGTTCATTAATCGTGGCGTTTTTAATAGCCTCGTACAAGGTTTCTGCCGTTGATCTGTTTGACATCAAATCAACATAGCCTAACCAGTGAACCGGAATGCCAGTTATGGAAGATATGTTTTTAATAGTAGCAACTAATTCCGCTGCAAGATTTTCATGTGCTCCTGACCCTGGGGTCTCGTATTTAAACTTAGCAGCGCCCATAAAGGCATCGCCTATTTTCCATTTCTGCTGATTTACTTGATCCCTTATTGTCTTTGCTTCAGCTTCAGTTTCTGTTTCCCACGTAGGTGTTATTCTTGCAAAGATATGGTTGTTTCTTCTCATATCTTTTATTGCTCTATCGTAATTTTCAATATCCGTTAAAACAACTCCTACCTTGGTTACCGCATCGTAGGAATTAGTGTCGTCGCCGCCAGTCCTTATATAAACAAAATCACTAAATCCAGAAGTAACCCAATTGCCTTCTTTTTTAATTTGAATAGCGACTACTTCATCTCGTATTGTATCGTCAAGGTAGACCGGGCGATATTCTTTCGATATAACGTAAGGCAATCTGGATATTTTAATATAAACAGATTCATCTTTCCATAATTGCGGTTTAATTAAAAGCAGACTTTGACCGGTCATCTCCGATCCCTTAACCGCATTAATGAACTTGTTTCCATTGAAATAATTACGTTCTAAGAATTGCTCTATCCAATCAGCCGTCTGTTCGTTTTCTGTACTTATTGAAACTCCTTCACCGGCAATAAAGGCGGTTCTAAGATCAATTACTACCCTCGTTTGCTGATTACCAAAATCAGCCTGACCGTTATACTTGCGATACGTTTCTGATACCTGAGCTCCGTAATTTTGATAAGCATTAGTAGTCCCAGGAATAGATATCCCTAAACGATTAGCCGTTAAAAGAGATTCAATTATTATATTCTCTTTACCACCTTCGGGCACCATACTTTGTATCTTAATAAAACGAGGCGCTTTCTTTCTTTGTGTTCCGGCAGTTATAAAACCCGTCTTCTCAAGGCGATTAATAATACTGTCTCTAATATCAGTTAATCCCATTTAGAATCCTTCCGCATCTTCTTCCCAGCCAAAAATATCGGCTTCAGCAGCCAAAAGAGCAGTATCGCTTACAACTTGAATAGCACAACCATAAGGTAATGGAATTGGTTCGGAAGGATTAAAATGATCCGCCAAAACAATCCCCTGATTATTCGTCCTAACATCGACAAAACCTATATGCCGTACATGCCCTGAATTATGAATCATCAATTCTGCCGTTCCTGCCGCACCAGCATTAGTTACCAACATAGCCTCTACTAATTTAAAAACCTTTCCTTCAGGAACAGTGTATACAACGACAGTTTCATTCGTTGCTATTGCTTCTCCAAGTATCTTTACTCTTGGTCCTTTGAAGGTCATCATTTACCTCCTTAAGCATTTGCCTCGTAACCAAAAACATCGCCCTTTGCAACTAAACTTGCAACAGAGCTAAATAGAACAATCTTTTCACCAGCAACTAAATCCATAGGCCAACATGGCGAATAATGATCTGCCGGTATTATTCCAACTTCAGTTTTAATACTTAGTTGATTTAAGTATTGTTTATGCACATCAGCACCAGTGACAATAGCGATTGACGCAAAGCCAACCGCACCATTGTCTGTGAATAAAATCGAAGAAACAATATGAAATTGTTTGCCTGCTGGAACAGTGTACAATACAGTAGTTTCATCAGTCGCTTCTTCTTCTAAAAGTCTCTGTACTTTATTAGGATCATGGAATTCCATTAAAACACTCCTTAGAAAATATTGTGAGACGGCATCACAATACCGCCTTTATTCTTTCCTTCATAGTAACAAAGCACTAAAGCATCGGCCCTATCAGGGGAAGATCCTTCAATCATAGCGTGTTCTTTATACTTATCCTTAGACTCAATTTTCATTACTTCGTATCCACGTCTGCCGTTGATGTATTCATACTTTCTTTGTATTAATTGATTTCTTAACTCCTCATCAGGCGGTATATCAATTTGCTCCAATTGATCACGAAGGTTAAAATACATTTCGGTAGCACAATCTTCATAATGAACAGGGTCAGCCGGAGTACCACCAAAATTAATTCTACTTACAAGCCAACCATCCTGTTCAAGGAAGTCGGCAACCGCTTTTCCTATATCGCCATTATCTATATTAATTCTAATTGAACGATCAGTAGTAAAGGCTTTCAAATCCCTGATGGTAGTTTGCGTATCCTGATACCTGGAATAATACTCACCTATTATCTTTTCACCATGCCTCTTATAGAATACAATTTCATCTCCGCCCTGATGCGCTATATCCGCTCCTACGGCTAATCCGGTTCCCGTAGTTAGTACACTTCGCCTTGCTAAATCAACAAGCGCAGATGGACATACAAACTTATCGCCCATATACCGAAGTTCGCCTTCCCATATATGTCGGGCTTCACGTTCGTTTCTTCTATAATCAGATTCTTTTTCAAGGATCAATGCTTGCGTAAACCAAGGATTGTCTTTCCAAGACAACCAACAGACTTCCGCATTAGGATCTTTATTTAAAATGTAATCAACGTAAACAGGGTCCATTTCATAACGGGGATTAAAGTCCCACCATATTACTGAACCATCTTTACGTATTGTAGGCCGAAACGTATTAATAGAACGACGTGAAATAGATTGCGCTTCAGCAACCCATGCATCGTCAGCACCCTCTAACGACTTTATATTATCAGCGTTAAAATCACGCAGGCCGTGGAACACGAACCTTGTTCCGTTGGCGCCTCTAATTTCATAATTCAATACCTTGTAGAAATAATCAAGTCCCAAGGTTTTAATTGTATCTGATAAAATCTTCTTAACTGAATCTTGTATTGTTTTCTGTACTTCACGAATACAAGGTATAAAGCGAGTCTTATCCATCCCTCTTAAAAGAAGGATGCGAGCTATGCTCCATGAAGCGCCTTTTCCTCGGCCACCTACAATTACCCTATGACGTTTATCAGAAGTAAGTAATTGTTCCTTTACTTTACCGACTATATCAACATTCACGACCATCGGGATACCTACCAATAAGATTAACGGTTACTTTCCCTTCGAAAGGAATCTTCGCGCTTTCCTTATTGCCCCATCTCCCGGGATTAAGTTTTTCTAACTTCCACTGAACAGAATGGGCGTTGCCCTTAATCACTGCTTCTTCAATCGCAGTATTATGTTTGTTAAGCAAGCGCTCTTCTTCAATTGCGTATTCTATTTTAATCCTCTTATTAAACTTGGGATCATTTTCTAAAGTTTCTAATTCTTCATCAGTGCACTCCGCAATTAAAGCTGCAGAAAAAAGATCCATCCCCAAACGGATGCACCTGAGAATATGCTCTTTCTTCTGTTTGATATTCACTCATCAATTCTCCATTACTTAAAGTATACTCTTGAAAATACGGAATGTAAAGGAAGGCGATTGATATTAATAAGGTAGTATAGTATAATAATATTAGGGCATAAAAAAAGACCCGAACCATGGTGGTTCAGGTCTTTCGTTCAGTTCGGTTTTTCGTACTGAAGTGATTGATCGAAGAAACGCTTTGTTGGCTTTTCAGTATTGATACAATCGGGTGAAGGTATCTGTTCAGTGTAGCCTTTGGGTTGCATATCTTC